AGACCACTATGAGACACAGTATTATTGGGGCCCTAGGATTAACGAAGGTGCCAATCTAATATTGTGCCATCCACTGGTCGATGCAAAGATTAGTAACTTCCTCACTGCTGACGCAGTTCCTCACGAGGTTAGCCAGTTATATCAGAACATTTCACGAGTAGGAATCACCCTTGCTATAGCTGGGTTCGAAGCTCTCGTTCCAATGAGTACAGCTATGGGCACGCTTTTAGAGGGTATCAGTGTTTCGCAATGGTATCCTGTTATTAGTGAGATCCCATGGAGGATGGCCTTCGCAGGCGGTCCTCTTCTGGTTTTAACAAAGATGGGTACTACAATGATTTCACCGTTTTGTCGTGCCTATATTGCTATAGAAGGAAGAATAAAAACCCATATGCTCAAGCTCGGTGATACACTCGTTCAGATGATGATCAGCGTGCTTGAGTTAATAGGGGTCCAAATCGACCAATCTATGGAATTGTGGATAGTAGGGGCCTCAAAGCTCATGATCGATGCATTGTGTGTAGCGATTGTGGCTGTCTTGGGTTACCTGCTCATTCGGCTGTACAATGTTGTCACTCAACCTAGAGAGACACCTAAAGAAATAGTCCATACTGTAAGGAAACCCCCAACCGTGACCAACGTTGCGGAAGAAGGTAACGCTTACGAAGGGAAAGTTATCAACCGCAAACCTGCACATAAAAAAGTGAAGATGGTGCGTGTATCTCAACAAAACCAGATCCAAACATCATGGGATTACAGCGAGCACGCTGATAATTGGGATGCGCACATGCTTGAATGCATAGATCATTATATGTCTCAGAACATTAATACGATCTATTATGTGTTTAGGCCAGAACAAACGGTTGTTACTTACGAAGGATGGGAAGAGCAGTCCCCCGATAAAGAAGAGCATTTCCCGGCTAGCGACATGCGCTTACCCATTAATGGCGAATTTGCTAAATCTATGTGTGTAGAATTTTGTAAGATCGCGCCGATGGAAGAGTGTGAAAAGTATCTATTGACGATCTGTAATGGTATCGTTGATGTTATGGGTAATGTTCAGATTAGAGTTATCGTCAGCTTCACAGAGGAAGGCGATAAGTTTAATATGACAGGTATCATCTGTGTCCCGCATAGAGTAGAGAAAGGGACATTAGTTGTACATAATAAAGCTAGTATACAGAAGTTCAAGGACTGGGTCACGGAATTCCGAGGAGGTAATGTAGATGTAAAAGTTCAACAAGTAGTAGAGCAAGGTAGCGTGGTTGATGTCAATTCACACCGGAAAAGGCACGAAGTTGCAGTCACTGGTATCATCGGTACCCACACAACTGTCAAAGGTTGGGGGGTAGTCGGAGGTACTGTTCTCGTCTGCAATGCTCACACATGTATAAATCATGGAATAGTGTTGTTACGAAAACCTAATGACGAACAAGGACGTTACCAAGTTGCGCGAGTAAACAAATATAGTGATCTTCGAGATTTGGCATTTTGCCGGATTTTGAAAATAGAAGAGGCAAAGGAAGTAGTTAAAACTCTACGACCCGAACTTCTCCTACCGTATCATCGTGTTTTAGTGCACGCGCCGTTTGCCGCTATCACTCCTCATCTCATGACGTTTGATAGCTTAATGGAACTGAAAGGCTCACCGGTTTTAGTAGTTGGCCCTAAGTCGAATTTAGTTTTGACAGGTATTATGGATTACCGTGTTGGCGTTCTCGAGACGGAAACCCGTCAAGTGAAACGCGAAAATATCACGGTCACTGGAATATCTGTTGAGCTCAATATGACTGTAAGCGGAGACTCTGGTGGTATGTATATGACCACTACGAGGAAGCAAAATAATGCTATCATCGGGCTGCATTCAGCAAAATCGAGGAACCAGCTCTTTGGAGCGTACCTCGTTAAGGAAGATTTTGACGAAGAACAATGTCAATGCGATGGTGACCACTGGTTAGACTTGATCCAAGAAATTGACACTGTCAACGTTCCCTCTGGACCTGCAGTGTCGCCTATTGGAGAGTATATAGGTAGTAACACCCCCGTATCCCGCCCCACCCACGTGAAGTGGAGACGAGCACCATGGCATTTTGTAGAGACTACAGCTCCGCCACCTCTTACGCCAACGGATGAGCGTATTAAGGTGGAGTTACCTCTTAATAAGGCGGGACATCCGTCTTTGCTTATGAAACAGGTTATGCCCCTCGCGGAGGCTATACCTGATGTCAACCAAGAGCACCTTGATATATATGTCGAACGGCGTATAGAACAGCTAAAGGTAGCTTTACCAATAAAGGAATGTCCACCTGAACTAGATAAACTCGTGGACTTTGGTCTAAATGGTCATCCAACAAACGAACATGTTACTGGAATGAACACTAGTGCTAGTAGTGGCTTGCCTTGGACTTCAATACCAGGGAAACAGCTCAAGAGTGATATGCTAGACAAAGATCCCCAGACGGGGTGTGTAACATATAATGAAAACGGGCATCACCTGAGAGAAAGAGTTAAGCAAGTTATTACTAGAGCCAATAATAGCCAAAGAAGTGTAGTGTTGGTGGCATCTAAGCTTAAGGATCAGTGTATAAAGCATAAACATATAGCAAACGCTAAAGTTCGTGTTTTCCACGCTGTACCTGTAGAGAAGATTGTCGCCGATGCATGCCTCTTTGGCAATTTCAAGGAAGCATATCTGGCTAAAGGTCTGCATCTGGATCATGCTATAGGTGTTGACCCAAATTCACCTCAATGGTTGAAGTTGTTTCAACATCTGAAGCATAAAAATTATCTGGATATGGATTTTACCCAGTATGATAAACGGATGCATGCTCAGTGCATGTATGCGTTTTATAGAATCATAGATGGCCTCATAGATGATGGATGGAAAGAAGCTCGGAAAATTCTTGGGGATATGTCAGTCAAATCATG